ACATGTTTCATCTTATGATTTACATATTTTTTAAACATTTTCCATCTCATTGGAAAGCTTTCGTTTGCTCTACCTTTACATTCAATTATAAATGAACTACTTACAAAGTCAGGTGTATATTTAATACTTTGTATCTTTTTTTGACCACGATTAACCATATCACCTTTACCGTTAGCTTGTCGTTCGTAAGAGTCTATTTTAAATTTAAAGTCATCTTGTAAAACAAATGTTGCACCTTCATAATCTGCTTGTATCTTAGCTTTTTTTAAAGCTATATACATATACTTTTCTAAACCAGAAGCGAATGTGATCCCATCAAAAGTAGTTTTTTT